ATTCATCACCTCTACATATATTATAGCACTTTATGTTAAATTGTTGTGTTGAAATTTGTCGAAGAATTAACATTTTTTTACATAGTTGCTTCTAATTTTATTGACTTTATACTTGATTTTTGATATATTGTGTTTATCGTTTGATGCACCACCATGACAGCTTAGTTGTATTAAGAAGCAACGAGCTGTTGAAGTTTATTGCTTCTATCATGCAACTAAGTTTTGGCTTAATTGCAACGAGGGAGGTGGTGTAATGGAGGCAGAAATTTTAGCAGTAAATTTTCTTGGTATAGCTTTGATTGTTTTAATTGTTGGAATTGTATTGTGTTTTTTAGCTAGCTTAGGCTATAGTACATATATAAAATTTCAAGATAAACATAAAAAAATTGAAGTCTGTGCTGAGAACACAAACTCCAAATCAAACGCACATAGGTAAGGATTAATTCCTTGCCTTTTTTATTTTATTTCTTATAATTATTTTTATCACAAGTACTTTTTATAGTCAATATCTTTAGCTAATGTTATAAAACATTAATTTTTTTGTAATAGAATTGTAACATTTCTTTCTATTGCTGTCAATATTATAACATGATTTTTATGTAATTTCAAGTACAAAAGTACTCATTTTAAGCCAAAAAGCAAGCTCTTACAATCGATTTTAAGCCGTTTTATTTTTAATTTAATATAATTACATGCCTTGATTTTTAAGTCGTTTTTTATATTTTTCACTTTATGACAAATTTCGACAACATTTTCATTTTTTTGTGTGATATAGTGTAGAAAAAGGAGGCGATTTATATGGAAGAAGAATTAAAAGAAATAAATAAAAAACTAGAAAATATCATGGGTAGAAGAGAATATCCTGACTCAACCCAAGACATGGATGACATATGCGATAAATTAGACCAAATAATTGATTTATTAAAAAAGGCAGAATAATATCTGCCCTTTTATTTTACATCTTTGTACAATAATTCAATGCAATCCATCCACTTGGAGTTAATCCAAATCCATTTTGAACCTTTGTTACTGTTGTTACTACTCCACGTTTTAATCCATTAGTATATTGATTTCCTAATCTTTTATTTTGATATCTTGCATTTGCTGTTAATTGTTTATATCCTTTTATTTTATACTTTGTACCTGCTCCTGTTCTAACATTTAAGACACTAGCATTAACTTTGTATTTTCCTGTTGTATATTTTACACCAGAAATAGTTTTAACAGTATTTTGTTTTGAAGGCATATAGCTTGTTAAATAATTACTAGAAACCCATCTATTTGTTCCTACTCTACTCCAGCCATCTCTTGTTTCATATACTAATACTGCTGTACCATATTTATAAGAACCTATTATGCTTCCATTTACATTATTTCTTATATTTAATCCTATTTTAGCATTTACATATCTAGTATATGCTTGTGTTGTAACTGCTTGTTTATTTTCTTGTGTACTACCATCATATTTATACGCAAAGAAACCTTTGTAATTAGCGTATTTTTTGAAGTTGTCTACACTTACATAAACTTTATTATCTTCAACTACTGCTTTTCCCCTTCTTGTAGCTGTATCAAATTTACCAGCATACAAGTATGGATCATATATTTCTATCATTCCGTTTTCAACTTTAGTTAGTAAAATAAAATGACCACCTGTAGTAAATAATCCATTACCACAACTAGCCACAACATAATTTTGACTTTCTAATAATTGCAATGCTCTTTGAATGTCTGTTGTTTCTTGATACCCAATATTAAATGTATCTGCTACAAATCTAAAAGCACTCCAATAAGTTCCATTGTTAGCACTTCTGTATCCGTATTTTACAAATAAATCACACATTTCTGGTGGTGTTATTGTTCCCTTTGTTGCTGTTACTACCATACTTGCACAAGTTGGCCCACAACCTGATGTTCCTATTGTTTGAGAACTATTTCCTACACTAGAATACATTTTATAACGCCATCTATTGTCTATTTGACTATAATATGTAAGTCCTTGATAATTTCCTAAAGTAACATTAGGATATTCGCTTGTGCCATTGTATGCTATTTCTCCTTGCTGTTCAAATTTTTCATCCTCAACTGTTTGTTCTCCTGCTACTGCTTTTTCTTGTTCTTCTGTTTGTACTTGTATTTCTGTAGTTGGTAAGTCTTTTACTTCTTGTTCTGTCATATCGTATGTACTAATATTGTTTTTTACTTCATTTACTACACCATTTACAATTTCATTAGTTGAACTATTTTCATTTGCTTTGTAAAATCCCAATCCACCTAATATTCCAACTATTACTGCTGAAATTATTAATATTATTTTTCTTTTTTGCTCGTTATTCATTGCTATCCCTCCATTTTTATTTCTATTTTTTCAATATCTTTTTCTATAGCTTCACATCTTCTATCATGCACTTGCAAAAACTCTGATTGATTATCCATACTTTTCTGTAATAGTTCCAAGGATTTAGCTGTATTCATATTTGTATTTTGTATTTCGATTAAGCACTTACCATTTTGCTCTATTGTTTTTTGCATATCTCTTCTAGTTGTAAGCCAATCGTATAAGAAAAGTATTACTATGACTAGTGAAACACCATATTCGTTTATCAATTTTCCTATTTCTTGCATTAAGAATCACCTCCAGCAAATAAACTATTTAGATTCCTTCTCGCTATAACTTCAAAAATTGGGCATATTTCGTCTGTACTAAATATGTTTGTTTGTCCCTCATAGCTTTTTGCATTCTTTATTTGTTTCCATGCTTCTTTTTGTGCTTCTGTATATGACTCAACTTCTTCTTCGGCTAATTCATATTCAATTAATACTGGTATTTCTACTTCTTTTTGTGCTGCTAGCCACGCTTTTAGCTCTGATACTGTACTTGCTCTACTTGTATTTATTCTTAGTCTAATCAAGTTGTCTGTAATACTTTGTATTCCTTCAACGTCAGTAGACCACACTGCTCTATTTTTAAATTGATTACATATTATCGAACTTGCTTTTTTCATATCTGTCTTTGTACAGTAGAAATATGATGTATTGTCTCCTTTTTGTGCTGTTAATGTAACCCAATTTTCTGTTCCATCTAACACTGCTTGTTTTCTAGTATGATGTATTCCGTCTTCTGCTAGATAATCGCCTTCCATCAGTCTTTGACCTTTCTTGAATGGAAATACTATTATTTGTTGTTTATGTTCTTCACTTGTAGTTTTCTCAGTGGTTCTCTCTAGTTGAAAAACCTTTAAACTTTCAACAGTCGGATTAAATCCAAATCTTATATATCCGTCTTCATCTAATGTAAATGCAATCTCTTTATTTGTATTTGAATTTTTAACACTTAAGAGTTTCTTGTTTTTATTATAGATTAATACATTTATCCAATTATTGATAGTAGACCAAAGTATGTAATTCCCTTTTGCTAAAAATATGTACTTATCTATTCTTCTATCTGGATTAGTAATAACATTCCCATTATTATCATAATTTCCCTGGAATAATTCTAAATCTTGATTTAAAATATTTTTGTTACATATAATTATTTCCATACTTCCAAGGCCATGTCCATTATCTAACGTTGCTTGTGTACCTTTTTCTATTTTTATACTATCAAGCATTTCTTGATATGTGACACTTCCACCCGCTATCCAAACATACACTAATAAGTATTTAGCTGTCGAATTTGTTTTTATTGTAAGTGAACTTGCATGCATATTGCTTGTATAACCTTCAACTTGTTGCGAATAGTTTGGTTCCTCACTAGTATAAGCAAGAGCAAATCTATTTTTTGTTGCATCATACTTCTTTGAAACAGTATATGTAGTGTTCGATTTACATTTTATCCATACTGTTTTATATGTGTTTTTTATATTTCCACCTAACCCATTACTATCAATAGGTGTATCTAAAACGTTTGGATTATCCTTGTTATATAAATTTCCATTGTCCCCAACATTTCTAATCTCACTTGGAAATTCTGCAGAAGGCATTGCTCCATATTGTTCGTATTCAGGAAATGTATCTGCTGTATAATTTCCCTCTACTATCATTATTTCTGATAAATCTATTTCTCCTAATGCAGCTCCAGTTGTTGAGCCATCATTATTTCCGTAAAATGTATAAGTTAAAAGTCTTACATCTGTTAAATTTGCAGGAGTTTTAAATGTTGTTATATATTCTTTTTTTGTATTTAAAGCAATTGTTTCTTTATCTGGTATTGTCAAGATAGAAGTTGCTACACTTTTAAAAGATGCTGAACCTGCTCTATATAAAACCATTGCATCATATTTATGGAAAACCATATTTGAAGGTCTAGAAATAACTTTTGCTTTTGCTTTCATTGTATATGTTGTATTTGGCTTAAATGTTTGTAAAACATTAGCATTCGAAAAAGCTTCTGACCCCCAACAATTTATTAAGTTAACACCTGTATCTGTTACAACTTTTGAAGTTGATTGCCCTATATAATCAAGATTAAATAAATTTCTCCCACTTCTTGTCTCTTGCTTGCTATTTCCACAATTTTTTAGCTCTTTAAATCTGCTGTCTGCTGTGTCTAATGTCACATATTCTCCACTTCCGCTCGTTGTCGGAAATGCGTTTAAGTCTTCTTTTAATCTGCTATTTTCTTCTTTTATTTCTTCGTTTTCTTTTTGTAGTAATTCTATAGTTGTGTTTTGATTTTCTTGTTCTGCTTCAAATTGTCTGTCTCTATTTTCAAGCTCTTTAGCTATAGTTTGTGAATAATCATGTAGTGAGTTTGGGTCGCTTCCTTCATAAACCGTGTAATTTCCACTCTCTGATTTTTTCATTCTCCTGCTACCTCCTTACATTTCCATTTTGATGATTCTGCACATGTTTTTGTCTTCATTTCTTCACAAGTCATATATCTTATAGCTTTTATTTTCAATTTAAAAGTAGAGCCAACTTTTAATTTATTTGGCTCTACTAATATTTCTGTTATTTTATTTGCCATTTTTTATCACCTACTCTGGACAACCTATAATCTCGATTGGTACAATTATATTATTTTGCGAATTGTTGTTTAAATCTCCATTATAAAATGTTATTTCTCCTGTCTCTGCATTGTAAGTTACTTCTCTTTTCCATATACGGATAATATTATCTGCACTAATATCTGTATAGACTAAGTTTGTTCCTTCGCCGTGCCCATATCCTAGCGGATACACTTCTTGTGAATAAACTTGTATTGCTCTAGTTCCAGATGTAGTTATTCTGTTATGGAACACTATTCTTAATTTTTTGAATCCCTTATAGTCATCGCTTTTTAATGTTTGTGCTTTAAATTCTTGTAAATCATTAGCATTTTTCCATAGTGTTTTTTCTCTTTTTTCATAGATTCCGTAATTAATTTTCGTTCTAATATCCGCAAAGTTTTGCATTCCCTCTTCTGTAATTCTAAATTGGCAGAATGGTAACTGATATATAGTTCCACCTTCATCTAAATCTTCTTGAGTTAATTTTGGATAATCTCCCAAAGCTTTTACGAATTTATAGCTTCCTTGTTTGAACTCATCTTTATTGTTTGTTTTTGATAAGTCAATTTCATAAACTAATTTATAATAGCCAGCCTCAGTTGGAATTGCATTATCTGTTCCTGTCGTTTCTTTTAAAAGTCCACCTTGAATCACAAAGCACCCTGCTGCTACTGTTATGTTTTGTGTATCTTTTGTAATTTCGCAGCCTTTTGTAACTCCACTTTGCTTATTTAAAAAGATATTAATAAAGTGTCTGAAAGCATCGCTTTCAAATAATTGTTTATCGTAAGTTTCACCTTTAACCATTTTTCCTCTCCTTTAATATTTTATCTATAAATTTAATTCTTATATTTCCACATGTATATTCTATAAATTTACTTTGAGTTATCTTTATTGCAGAAATGTAAGTATCTAAAATCACACTATTCTTAGTCTTAATTGTGATTGGCGTTCCGACTTTCATGTATTTATTTAGCATTTTGAAAGTTATGTTGTGATTGTAACTATTTGTTTTCATTGTGTCTAATGCTTTTTGATTTGCATCTTCCATTTTTTCTGTATACACTGTTTCGACTTTTCCTTTTGCTCTATTTTTATTTTTCGAATCTGTAGTCGTTGTTCTATCTGTTAACAAATATAAATTGTACTCCCCTTCGTTTTTTGTAAGCACTGTAACTTTTGATACAATATTAGTTTCAAAAACTTCTGAATAATTTGATATTGCTTGAGCTGTTGTATCTATCAACTCTTTCTTTATTGATTTATTTTCTATTGTAATTACTAACATTTTTGATTCAATAGAAAAATTGTACACAATGTTATATCTCTGTGTACAATTTGTTATCCATGTATGTAAATTGTAAATACCATCTTGAACATTATCTACTATTGTTTGTACTTTTGTATGAGTTTTTACTACTACTTTTAAATAACTTTTATTCAAGAAAGTATCTGTATTGTTTATAAAATTTTCTTTGATTGTCTTTGCTATAAAATCTTCTATTCCTGTTGTTTTTATGATATCTTCATTTTTCAAAATTACTTTTTGATCAAACATATTCGTAATATATTTTAGTGTATATTGATATAAAGCTTCTCCATCTTCGTTCTTTACTTCTTGAATAGTTCCCCAATAAATTACTTCATTTTCTTTCTTAACTACAACAATATCATCTTTTTTAGCTTGTATGTTTTTCAATACATTTACTATTGTATTTGCATTAGTTTCTTCATCTATAGATATCTCATAGTTACTTAATTCCACAATTCCTTTTATGCTAAAATCATCTCCATTAAATACCCACATGAATGTTGCTTCATTGTTGCTTTTTATCTTTTCTTGTGCAAATATTTGAATTGTTTTTTGTTCTGTATATTTTTGTTCAAATAAGTCTGTAAACTCAGCTTCTATATTGTATATTCCGCCTGTATCGGGAGCAGTTAAATTTATTTCATAATATCCAGTTTGTTTATTGTATTTTGCATCATATTCTTTTCCATTATACCTAATCTTCATATTTGCCCCCTATACACTTTTATATTGCGGGAATATTGTTAATTTAGCATTTTCTATTGCATTATTTGCTCTTAATCTTAATTCACAAGCCTTGTTCTTCGGAAGTCTTATCACATTGTCATTTTCAAAATCGATTATGTCTAAGTTATATAACTCTTCTTCTGTTCCATCTGTTTTTATTCTTTTTATTGTAAATTCATTTTCTTTGCTATTATAAATCAATTTTTCATATTCTGATATAATTGTTTTTATTTCTAATTTTTGACATAAAGTATCATCAATATATACTTCTACCACTGGATTTGAAACAGGTCCTTTCATTTCTAATGTGATTGGTGCTGGAACATGTCCTGTATTTTTATACATTAGATTCTGACTATTGTTGTCATTGAACACTACATCCCAATTGAAGTTCCAGCGCATTTCATCATCGGATGGATTTATAATATATTCTATAGTGTTCTCTTCGTACCACAAGCTCAGACAATTGAATGTTATTGTTTCACTTATTATTCCATTTGCTTCTTTTTGCGTTTTAGTTATTTCTTTAAAGTCTACATTTTTAAAGTATTCTTTTTCTTCATTTTCAAACGGTACTTTGTAAGCAAATCTTAAACTTTCTGCGTTTTCTATAAAATCTACTAACTTTTTATAATTGTCATATTTCATAAAGTTTGCTGTTCCCGTTATGCTTCCTTGTTCTATTTTTTTAAGATTTTCTACAAATACATTTCCTACTTGCTCGTAGCTAGCATTATATGAATATCCTAATCCACCTGGTTCTGTTAATAAGCAAGCATTCTCTATATCCATTAAAGAGTAACTTTGCCCTTTTTCATTTATTAATTTAAATTCTCTTACCATTTATTCATCTCCAATATAAAGAGCATCAACCTTTTTTGTTGATGCTCTATTTTAAGCTATTTCTTTTTAATCTTTAGTATTTAATATTATATTGAGTGCTTATTTTATTTTTTAAAAGACCTATATCCTATAATATTAAATTCATAAGAAGGTTTTTCTTTTGCCCCTAAATAACTAGAATCATATGTGCTAAATTCACCTTTTCCATTATGGACGACAATATAATTGTAATCCGTTTCATTGCTTGTCTTATTATTTTCTTCAATTAAAACAAGATAATCTTTATCTTTGTTTTTGCAAGAAATTATTCCTTTTCCACTATATGTTAATGAATCACCAGTATAAGTGTATGTTGTTTTTTCAGTTTCCATATCAAAAGATTCGATTTTGAAATCAGAAAGACTAACCTCACTGTTCGCCCAACCTATAATAGTTAAACTCAAAACTACTGAAATAGCCACGGAGATAATAATTTGAACAATCATATAATTCTTGCCTTTAGTTGCACAATCTTGGCATATACCATTTTTCAACTCGCTTTCTAAGCATTCTTTTTTACATTTTTTACATATCATATCTATACCTCCATTTTATAATTATAAAATGAGTTTATCATACTTTTTAGTGTTTTGTTGTCGAAAAATGTCGAAAACTATAATATATTACATATATTCCCCTAATTTTTTATTTAAATAATCTACTACTTTGTCTAATTCCTTCTCCGTTAGTTGTTGTGGATATATTTGAAGTGTTATTTTATTACTATTATTTACAGTTCTTGTATTATTTGCAATTTCTCTACTTAAGTTTCCTTGCAATTTTCCAAAATTTTGAATTTTTGGCATATTCATATTATTTAATTCTGCTTCTAATTTTTTTGATAAATTGCTTGCAGAATTTAATAACTTAGGAGATGAACTGTCTAAAGTTTTCGCTAATCCTTGAATCATATCTGGCATCCATTTTTCATATTCACGTAAAGGTCCTCTATCTGGTTTAGAAAAGTGAATGAATGAAGATATTGTGCTTGCTAAGCCTGATAATATTCCAGTAAACCAACTTCCTTCACTCTTTTGTTTAATTCCTTTTCCAAGTCCTTCTACCATATCTTCGCCCCAAGTTTTGCTGTTATTAGATTTTATTGCGTTTTGTGCTCTATTAGCTAAATTTCCAGCTTCATCTTGTACTGTAGTATCTTTTCCTAAGGCTCTCGCAGAATTTGATATTTCATTTTCTGCTTCATTTGCTAATTTTAAATTGTTTCCAAAAAGTATTGTTGCTTGATTTCCTTTATTTCCCGCTGCTTCTGTAAGATTCGTGTCTGCGGAAATTATTCCTGTTGCTTCTTGTATTTTTTGTGCTGTTGTTGGTCCAACTTTTGATAATGCAGTACTATATTCAGAATAACTTTGTTCTGCAAGAATTTTCCAAGCATTGATTTGGTCTTGAGATAAATCAGTAACTGATGACGTTTGCTTTGCCAAAGCATCCGCTAAGCTTGCTAGTTCCTGTTGTTGTGTAGATAGTTGTTTATTCAAGATTTCTGATTGATATACGTCATTACTATTGACCGCATCTTGCCAACTTTCTTTTAATAGTTTTATATATTCACCTTGATTTATTATTTGCTGTTCTATACTTTGTTCTGATTTTTGTTTTAACGTTTCGTAAGAAACTCCAATTTGAGTTATCGCTTTATCAATAGCTTCTGCTGACCCTTCTGCACTTGCTTTTTGTAAATTGTTAACATCATCAATTGTCTTACCATATTTGCTTATTATTTCTGTTTGCTCTCCAATCTGTCTTGCAATACTACTATATTGTATTTCTGCTTCCTTTCTTTCTCTTGCATTCCCAGATGCCATCTTCTCTGCTGCCTCGGCTAATTTTTGCTTTAATCCTACTAATGTTTCTGTGGCTTTTGATGATTCCGTCATTGCTGTTGCATATTCTTGCTGATATGCATTCAATACCGCTTCTGCTTTTTTTACTGCTATAGTTTTATCAATTTCATTTTGTAAATCTTGATATTTATCTATCACATTTCCTGTCATTGTATATTCTGTTCCAAGTGCTTTACTTAATATTCCAAGTATGGTTTGAGCTCTGTCTTCGTAGCCTTGTTTTACCTTTCCGTTCTCATCTGTTATTTGTTTTAATTCATCTGATAATTTTCCATATGTTTCTATTTCTGGAATGGTACTAGATAATATATTCTGTCTTGATTCCGCTAAACTTTCCCATGATTCTTTTTGTTTCTTCACTTCATCTCTTAATCCTCCTAGTGATGCCTTTTGGGTAGTATCTGCTATATACCATGCTGCATATGCTGCACACAAAGTTGTAATTGCAGTAGTTGCTAACCCTATAGGAGTTGTTAATCCTTTCGCAACAATTGCAAGTTTATTAACAGATTCACTTGTAGCAATTGAGTTATTTTTTGCAACTGCTATAGCTTGTGAGAATGTTCCAACTCCTTTTGTTACTGTACCTACTGATTTTCCAAGTGCACTTAAAATTTTAACTGCTGGTCCTATTGATGCTGTTATTGCTATCATATTTAAAATCTGTTTTTTCTCTTTGTCACTCAATTTATCAAAATTTTCCATTAGCCCCTTAAATTTTTTTGACAAATCCAACAAAATTGGACCAATCGTTTTTGCCGCAATTTCTCCTGCATCATGCATTGCAACTTTTGCATTTTGCATTGCAAGTTGGGTATCATCTACTTCATCGATTATTTGTTCATATGTACTTTCTATTGTTCCTTTTCCACTATCTAATGCTTCTATATATTTTTGAAATTCAAATCTTCCTCCTTTTATTGCATCTGCTAAGTCTGGTCCCGCTTTTGCACCAAATACTGAAATCGCTTTTGTAGTCGCTTTTGCAATCGTTGGACATTTTTCTATTTCTTTTAAAGTTTTACTAAATTCTTTTGTAGAATCTTTTCCTGCTGCTCCCCAGTTCGATATAGCTTTTTTCATTCCAGAAAATGCAATCTCTGTATTTACTCCTGCTTTCTCCCATCCGAGCAAACATTGCAATTGCATTTTTCGTATCTATGCCTAAAGCTCTCATTGGTGCACCATATTTAGCAAGATTTGTCGTTAGTGACTCTATAGAAATCCCACTTTTTTGTCCTGCTACAGTAAGCATATCTAATAATTCTGAGTACTTATCAGCTTCTATTCCTGCATCTCCCATTGCTCTAGTAACCAACTGCACAGAAGTATTTACATCTATTCCGTTTACTTTCGCAAATTTTAAGAAATCTATAGACGCTGTCTTTAGCTTACCTCCTGTCAAGTCTAACCTAGTATTAATTTCTCCTATGGCTGCACCAATATCAGCAAAATCACCTGGTACTTCACTTGCAACTTCTTTATATATCTGTTGCAATTCTTTTGCTGTTGAACCCGTAGCTCCAGTTTTTGTTGCAATAGTATCTAATCCTTCATCCACATCATCCATTGAAGCAATTGCTGTTGTAGTTATCCCAACTATAGGTAATGTTAACTTTGTTGTTAGAGTATTACCCATATTATCAATCTTATTTGATATATTTGTTATCTTGTTGCCAAATTCTTCTATGCTCTTTCCTGCTTTTGACCAATTAGAAGCTTCCGCTTTTAAGCTATTTAACTTGTTTTCAGTAACAAATATTTCTCTTTGTAAATTTCTATAATTTTCTTGAGAAATTTTCCCACCACTTGCTATTGCGCTATCAGCCATTTCTTGTGCATTTTTTAATTCTTCTAATTTCTTAGAAGTTTGTTCTATATTTTGTTTTAGAGCTGTTTGCTTTTGTGATAATAGCTCTGTATTTTTTGGGTCTAGCTTAAGTAAAGAGTTAATTCCTTTTAATTCCTTGCTTAAACTAGCTGTGCTAGAATTAACTTTCTTTAATGCATTTTGTAAGTTTGATGTATCTCCACCAATTTCTACCATAATTCCTTTTATATTCGCCATTTTTTCACCTCTTATACTAAAATAAGAGGCTAAATAGCCTCTTACATTAATCTATCCCAATCAGCTTGGGTAGCTTTCCTTACTTTTTTATTTTTCTTCTTTTCTATAGTTGAATATAAGATTTTCATTGCTTCTATATATGTAATTTCTTTCAAGTCATCTATCGTTAATCCCACTCGCAAGCAAGAAACTATAAATTCTTGCTCTGGATATTCTTCTACAAGTTCTTCATTGTCGGTATTAATATTTTGAATTTTTTCATATAGTTCATTATCAACAAAAGCAATTCACGGCAAATTCCGTTACCTCTGCAATCCATTCATCATTTGTTTTTATTGCTGGTATTCCTTCTAGCCATTCTTCATACTCCGGTGCTTTTCTGTTTGCTGTTAATATCATTATATAAGCCATTCTTGTTGCCGCTTCAATGAATAATCCCATATCATCCAACATTAAAGTTGATAAACTTGAAATTATGTTAGAATCATCTATATCAGGATTTTCTTTTTTTAAACTCTCAGCTAATAAAACTTGTTTAGTTAAAAACGCTTGTAAAATTCTTATATCACTAAAAATATCTGTATTAAATTTGCTACGATAGTTTTTATAAGTTAACGCATTGCAATCAATTTGATATCTTTTACCGCAAATTTCAATTGTTTTCATAATTTTCCTCCTATATTTCCGCTGTTGCATCTTTTTCATATACTTTATCAAAGAATTTATTGTAAATAGCCTTATTTTCTTCTGTTGGTTCTAAATAAGTTCCTATAGCGCTATCTGTTGAACGTGGTGCTATTGTAATTGGTAAACTATCTGTTCCTGGTTCAAGACCTTCTTCTTTAGTGCTATGCTCTCTCGATGGCCTTGAAGCAGAACAATCCCAATAAACATATCTTCTTTGTCTGTCATCTCCATCAGCTTCAAACATTAATGCAAATCTTGATTCTTTGTCCTCTGCATTTTCTATTATTGCTCCGTTTTTATCTTTTGTTCTTCCAAATATCTCAGTTTCGAATTGTTCATTTACCATTGCAACAACTAAATCACCTTGATATCCTTGATTTGAATTTTTTCTAAAATAAATTATATTATCCGCATACCATTTAGACTCTTCCCCTTGTGGATCTGGTGAAAATCCTCTAGCTCCTGGTAATGCAAATGGTTCTCCATAAGTAATTTGACCATCTCTTTCTATTAGTTTTGCAATATGTACATTTTTAATACCATATAAAACTTTGTTTTCCATGTTTATTTCCTTCTTTCTTTTTAAATTTCAAAAAAATAACTCACTTGCCAAATTTTTTCATCTGACAAATAAGTTTCTTCTGTTTTATTCCAAACGACATCGCTTAGAATTTCATTTTCTATTTTGTTTTGCATTTCTATGTCTTTGCTTATATATGTATAATCTAGTTGAATTTTCTCTTTTTTCATGTAAACTTTATTGTCCGCTAAAAAATTATTAGGCTCTGTGGTTATAGCAACTAAATGCGGAGGTTCTACTTCTTCATCGAATTTTCCATATGCATATTGAAATCCTTGTTCTTCACATCTCATTCTTAATTCTTCTAAAGTCATCGTATACCCCCTATTTTCTTCTTTAATCTTTCTTCATATTCCTTAGAATATTTTTTCTCTATTGGTCTTATATGCGGAATTGCTTTAGTTCTTCCACCATTTCTAGTAGCATGTCCAAATTCTAGTAAGTGTGTCAGTTGATAATCTGTTTTGTTATGTATTTTAACAGAATATTTATTCTTACCTAGTTTTTCTTTTTTTAGTTTCCAGCCTTTCGCATATCTGCCACCTTTTCGTTTCTTTTTTGGAGAAGTATTTTTTAGTTCTTGCACAGCTTCTTTTCCTACATCATCAGCTACTTCTTTGACTAATTCTGAAATATCATCAGAGTATGCTACTAAAGCTTTTTCTATTTCTTTTGATAAATCATCGACTTTAATTCCTTTTGACATTTTTTACTTTCCTTTCACAAATCAATATAAGCTCATCTGCTGTACTTTCTTGAACACGAATAATTGTATATGTCTGATTCATATAAATTAATTCTGATTGATTCTCGTAACTCAAAGGAGAAATTTTCAGTCTTAGGGTCGGTTTATATCCTTGCTCGTTTGCTTTATAAAACTCATTAGCATAAACATCTTCTACTTTTATCAACGGAACTTCAGTTTCTATTACCTGTTTTGGTTTTGAAACTCCTATGCTATCTTTTGAAACTTGAGTAGATAGCAATTTACAACTCACATCACGCATTGCTACCACTCTCCTTATAATCTGTGCTTAAACTTAAATTATTGCATAGAAGACTATATGTCTTTTGAGCTTGTTCTTTTTCTTTTATATCTGTATTTCCAAAATTTGCTTTAACAAACATTATAATAGTCGATTGAATTAATGCATTGTCAGTGTCTTCTGTAACATTAATTCCCATTCTTTTTAAATCTTCTATTCCTGCTTTTATAAGCATTTTGATTTCTTCATCTTTAAGCGTTGCTGTTTCCACAATACTCAAACATTGCTTAGTTATTTTCAACAATTTTTCCATATAGTCCTCCTATTTTTAAACAACATTAGCTTTTTTTACTCTTACGAATCCATTATATTTAGATACTGTTCCACCTACGATAGCATCAGCTCTATAACAAATCATGCCTTTTTTGAATTGATAATCTGTGCTTTCTTGAACTTCTAAATCAGAGAAAACAGGTAATTCAAAGTCCATTAATGAACCATAAATCATTGTGTATTTTCCAGCTGTTGTTGCTTTATTTGAAATTGAATTACAAGCTGAATTGATGACAAATGGTACAGCTAGTCCTCCATCTTTATAAGCAATTGTTCCTTTTGCTCCATTTTTTGTTATAGTATAAACAAATTTTCCATCTTCTGTTTTTACTTTTGCAAAAGCTTTTAAATCTTCTTTAGATAATATTAATGTTTGTGGAGCTTCAACATCTTCATTTCCGCCATACGCAAAAGTAATTTCGTTTAATGTGTCAGCATCTATACCTGCTAATTCTATATCACTTGTGTTAGCATCAGTTGGCATTACTTTTACATCTGCATTGTAAATACCTTTTATAGTATTTGTTGTTCCAGCACCTATGATTGCTTGTGCACCTATTTTCTTTTTAATTGAGCTTGTTACTCTTTTTGATATTAATGCTAAATATGCAGCAGCAGGTAATTTTTTAACTTCTTTTGTTACTTCAATATATGATGTAATTTTAGCTCTACCTGTTTCAACATAATCAGTTTCAACATCTATGTCTTGATATTCTCCACCTTCTGTACTGTAATCTCCTTCTCCATATCCTTTTTCAAAAGCTACATTGTAAGAGTCTCCACCATTTAGTGGTACTGTATTCAACATGTCAACCATCCCGGATACAGCATTAAAGCTTTCTGATATTTCATTTTTGTATTTTTTTGGCACTAGTATAGTTCCACCTTGGACTGTTACGCTTCTTTGTTCTGCATTATCAAATGCTATACTGACTGTTTTTCCTTCTTTTAAATCTTTTGCTCTTTGTTCGATTAATTCTTTTTCATTCACTTTTCTTTCCTCCTTTTTTGGTTTTTCAATAACTTTTGCATTTGCAAGATTTACATTTCTTTTTTCTAAATCTTCAATTGCTCCTTTCAATAGATTTCTTTCATCCATTTCTTCTGTTTTTTCTTCTTCGACTTTAGCATCTTTTAATGCTTCAACTTCTTTTCTTATTTCTTCTAATTCTTCTGGTTTAGCATTTTCTATTTTTTTTCTTAATTCTTCTTTCTTTTGATTTAATTCTTTTAATGTCATTTTTATTTCCTCCTATTTTTTTATTTTTAGCAGTTCTACCACCGCTTTTATAAAGTCTCTATTTGATTTCTACCAACCAAAAAAGAAGTAGTTCTACCACCACTTCCTTTATCGAGATTATAAACTTAATAATAGTTTTAATTTTTCTTTTTCATTTTTAAATTCTTTATATTTTTCTTTTTCTTCTTTGTATTTTTCTTTGCTTCTTGCATATATTTCTGTACCATCATAAGCTGGAACATCAACTACAGAAACATCAAATAATTGCGCAATTTCTGTAATTCTTCTTGTATCTGTTTCATAGTCCCATTCCTGTTTTCTTACAGAAAACGCAAAGCTCATTTTGTCTAGTAATCCTGCTTTTATCATTTTGTATATATCTTGATTTTGTGTTGTGTCTATCAATTTCGCTCTTATTTTTAAGCCTTTACTATCTACTATTAATTCTAAACTTTTGTTTCTAGTTCTAGCTAAAATTAAGCAATTGTCATTATGATTATATTTTAATACACAGTCTGACATATTGCAGTCATTAAAAGCTTCTCTGCTTATAATTTCTTTGCACCATCCTAAGTCTGTTTCTTGCTCAAATACCGCCGCATATCCTTCAATTATCATTTCACCTGATTCTTCTTGTAATGCTCTTAATTCACTAATTCTCATTTCCTTTATTGCTTTTTCCATCATTTCCACCTCCTTGATATTTGTCTGCTAAATTTGCATTTATTACATTTAATGTTTGTAATCTTTTTTTACCTTCTTCTCCGCCAATCGCTGGCAAGTCTAATATTTCTCTTCCTTCATCAACAGTTATTAAGCCAAGCGCTCCTGCTTCTTTTATTAAAGTTATCTTCGTTTCTGTTTTTGCATATTTTATACGATTAACCGAAAATTCTATTCTATGTCCATCTTTAATTGCTTTTTCACTAAATATTGCATTTGTAAAAGCTTGTCCCATTTGTATTGCTTTCGGCTCTAAAACACTTTCGTAGAAAGCATTCCATTCATCCGCTGTATATTTACTTTTTATAATATTTTCTGATATCATAAAGTATCCATATATGTTTCCATTTACCATTTCCAGCTGCTCTTTTTCTAATAAAACTGGGTTTAAATTTATTTCTTTAAAATCCATTCTTGCATCTAAGCTTCCTATCCCATCTGTGCTTGATAATAAACTTTGAACAAAATTGTTTTTCATATCTTTTATATCTTTATCTTTTAATATTGCATTTGCTGCTTTCAATACTCCTCTTAGTGATGCACTTATCTTTATTGCGTTTTTTATCCCATCATCTGCAACTGTTTGTGTTTCTATCGCTTTGTCTAAAACTTGGTTTGTATCTCCATAGAAATCGTGCTTGTTATAGAAATTTTTTAAATGAATTATTCTGCTGTATTTTACATAGTAAATATTACCATCAATAAATTGAAACTTGAGCCAAACTTCACCATCATCTTCGACTAATGTGCAAAATAATGGATTTAACGGATATAATCCTCTTAAATATCCTTTTTCATCTATGTCTATGTAAATATACTCATTGTTTTGTGCTAATAATAGACTAATTGTCTTGTATATAAAATCATATGTAGTCATAAACGGATTTGGTTTTACACTAATAATATAATTTATTTGTCCAGAAATATGGTTTTTTAATTCACCATTTTGTTGATAGTGTTTGGGCATCATCTTTGCACAATGTGTTGCTATAGTGTTGATGCATTCTCTTGCTATTATGTTGTCTGCAATATTATCTGAAATATCTGTATATGTTGCATTATATCCGCTTAGCAACTTTAACGTTGTCTCATTTACCATTTTTTGAACTTTATTTCCAAACACCATGTTAAACAAGCTTCTTTTTTCTTTTTTCATCTTACTCCTCCTGTAGTGCTAAATAATCATTCATTTTTTCAAATAAAATACAGTAGGCTATTATTAAGCTTACTGTACCATCTATTCTTGCTCTTTGTTTTTTTCCTTTGACAGGTCTTATGTTATCATTGTCATCTCTTTTTACTGCTGTATTACATAAGCACCATTTTAATACCGGATTATTATTGTAATTTACATTTTTCTCTATCAAGTCCGCTTCTAACTGTTTCATCGGATTGCTCATTGTCTTTGCTCCTTGCCTTACCTCTAGCATCTCAAATCCATTTTCTTTCATTTCATCTACCCAATAATTTGAGTTCCATGGATCATATCCAACCCATAGAGGCGCAATTTGGTATTCATCTTTCATTTTTAGAAACCACTCAGTTACTTGAGAATAATCAACTTTTGCTCCTTCACATACGGTTACTAGTCCTCTTTTTTCCCATTTATCGTACGGTATTTTGTCATCTTTTATCTTAAATTCTAATCTATCTCCAGCTATAAAATATTGCTGTATAACATATTTCTTTTTATTTTTTATGATTAATAGAGTTGCACATGTTAAATCTGTTGTACTTGATAAATCAACACCAGCAACTGCATAATTGTCAAACAAATCTTCAAAACTATATCGTTCTTCATTGTTTGCAATATCAAAACTCACCCACTTGTCTTGGTCATTTTGCCTTATATTAAAATCTTTACATAGTAGGTTAGCTAATTCGGTTGGATTATTCTTTGCTCTATTAACTTTGTCTCGCAAATCTTTTACATTCTTTATTGTGCCTAGCCCAGGATTGGCTTTGTACCATTTTTTCTCATCTTGCCACTCATCAGCATTATCCAATTCGTATATAACTGCTAATACAGTTTCATCTGCAATTCCGCCTTCTTTTCCTTCGTATCCATCTATTACAGCAGAAGCATATTCATATTCATTATCAAATACACTTTCTCTAACCGTTCCCATCGTTGATGTTTCTAAAAGTAACGGCTGTTCTCTAGCAGACATAGAATCGTACATAACATCTAATAAGTTCTTATCTTTCCATGCGTGTACTTCATCACATATTACAAAATAAGCATTTAATCCATCTAACGAATTTGAATCAGATGCTAAAGCTTTAAATGAACTTTCAGTTTTATCATAAAAGAGACCATTCACTAAACATCTAACTCTTTTGTATAAAGCTGGACTTTTCTTTATCATTCTTTTAGCTTCTTCCCAAACAACTTTTGCTTGGTCTTTTTTTGTCGCTACAGAATATACTTCTGCTCCGCCTTCTCCATCAGATGTTAACATATAATTTCCAAGTCCTCCATCTATTGTTGATTTTCCATTCTTTCTTCCAACATCTAATATCCCTTTTTTGTATTTTCTTAATTCTGTTTCTTTATCTATAAAACCAAACAAAGCTTGTATAAAAGCTTTTTGCCACAATTCTAGCAAAACTGGTTTTCCTGCCCACTTGCCTTTCGAATGTTTACAGAATTTTTCAATGAAATTTATTGGTCTGTTTCCTCTTGTTTCATTAAAGATATATGTATGTATTTCTTGTTCTTCTGTTATTTCATTAAAAAAAGAAACCTGTTTAGGATTATATATGTCCTGCACAAGTTTCTTGTATGTAGCTAAAACTTTATGACATGCCTTATCTGGATTTTTCAATAAAAACTGATAATATTCTTCTATATATGTCATATTCCACCATTAAATCTTTCAAATTCATCATCTATATCTATTTTCTTCTCTTCCGGTAACATGTCATTTAGCTGTTTCATGATGTTCATATAGTTTTTTACCATAGCGTTATATGTTTTACTTTCAATTGATTCTTTGAATCCAAACTAGTCTTTGCCATTTACATATGTTTCTTTAACTCCATATACCTTTATATCTTCCTTTAGTTCATCAAGCGTTATAGACATAAAAGAAGCATTTTCTATTAATTTTTCCGCCATTTTCTTTTTGTTTTCTGGCAATTCTTTAAATAATTTTTTTAATTTATTAGTTTCTTTTTTTATTTCCTTATTTTTTTGTATTAGTGCCTGACCACTCAACTTTTCACGCAAATTGCCTTTTTCTTCTTCCATTCTACACCTCCTTGACTACACCCCTTACGTGGATTGACTTGTGTATTTTTTGAAGCCCCACCCACCGTTCTCCCATTAGCACAGTGTGGAATGGATACAGGGGGGGATTGCTACTTCTTATGATTATCTTTTGTTTGATATTAATTTCTATTTCTGGACATGTTGATACACTTCCATCTTTATGTCTATAATATTCATATTTTTTATTGTATATTGTTTCATCTAATTCTATTATATCTTGTAATAATTGCTTTATCTTTTCTAATTTTTTATCGTTTCTTCCGCTTCTATATTTAATTGTATATCTATACTTTTTTGTTATTTAAATTCATTCTTTACTATGTCTCCATTCTCATCGAATATATATTCTTCTTCGCTACTGCTAAAATGTTCTTTGTTATGACAGTCTTGACATAAACATTCTAAGTTATCAATATTAAAAAATATATTATCATCTTCATAATTTAAATCAGTAACATATTCTTTATGATGCACTATTACAGCAGAATTATATATTCCGCTTCTTTAAACATCTTTCACATAAACCGTTTGTCATTAGTAGCTTTTGCTTTCTTAAGCTCTGCCATCTTTTGCTTTTATATTTCTTTTCTATCTCAGGATTATCTCTATATGTCATAACTATTTAGTTTTCTTTGTATTCTTTTTCACAGCTGTTTCTTTCTTTACTTTTTTAGTTGCTGTTTCTATTTCTTTTACTTCTTCTACTTTTTCTACAAATATCTCGTGATATTCATTTTCTTTAGTTAATATTTTATATCTTTTTTCTGATACTTCAAATATTTCACCCTTCTTTGGTATTTTGTTTAGTTCTAAATCTTTTATGTTTAATTTTTCATATTTATCTGTTGCCTTTACTAGCATGATAATTACCTCCTTTTTTCTTTACTTTATATTTGAAGCAATACTCATAATATCTGCATTGCTCACATTTTCTTATCATACAATTAGCATAGTTAATTTCTTTCATAGTATATACATCTTGTACATATTGTTTTATCTTCTTGAAATACTTTTATTTCACATAAATCTTTCTTTCTATTTTTACATCTTTTACAATGTTCTTTTTTGTATTTCTCTACTCTTTCTTGATTATTCATATGTACACCTTCTTTTTATTTATAAACTCCACGCAAGATATACGGCTTTTATCAAGTTAATTACTCTTGACTTTTAGGCTGTGAAGAAGAACTATAAAAATGCCATTTTCTTATAGCCGAACTCATTACTCCACCTTGCTTTTATATATCCTGCATGCAATTTATAAATTAGAACTTGCTAGGAAAGTTTTTGTTATAAAATCTTTAAAGGAGTGCTATTGTATCCCAATACATAATAGTTATTTATATTATCAGTTACCTAGCATACTGGTAATAATTCATAATAAAAAGAATAGACATTTAAAACATCTATTCTTAATTTCATTCGATAAGGACCTTGTCGCTTGAACTTATGAGATATTTCTATTTACGACTTTTCTTTTATCTCTGATTATATATATATCATACTTTTAGGGTGCTAAAAAAGACATAAAAGGTGCTTTTTTTATAATTTTGCATATTCTTTTATAGCTTTTTTTATTAAAGCTTTTGTATATCTATAAGCTTTGTCTATTTCTACTGACACTTCCTCAACTTTCATGCCTTCTACAAATCTTAATTCTAATATGTTTCTGTATGGTTGTTTTACCAATTTTATTCTATTTGTTATTTTTATAAGATTTTCTTCTTCCACTTGCATAATTTCTATATGTTCAGATATTAATTCCAATAATCTTGATATATTTTTTGTCATTTTATCATTATCTGATGTTCCGCTTCGGCATATCAGATAATATCGTGGTTGTCTTTGTAAGTTTTGTTTTTATTTCTTCTATTTGATTTAATTTTCTTTTTTCAAGTCTCTTACTATGTAAATATGAAAATAATTCTTTTTTGGCGTTTTCTTCTGTCATTTGTGCCTCCTACATTTTTAATTTATCTATTTCCTGCTTCAATTCATCTATCGTGTCATTTAATATTTCTTTTCTCTCATATGCTATTAAGCAGCATACACTATTATATAAATCATTTACTTTTTGAATTTGTTTATCTTTATTCATTTGTATCTCCTTTTCTTGTGATTTCTTTATTATTTTCTTGTTTTAAATTCTTTATTAAGTTTCTTTCTTTGGATTTTAGTCTGCTATCTAACAAACAATATTCGTATTCTATTTCTCTTTTATATTCTTGTTTAGCCTTTTCTATTCTATTTCTGCATCTTTCACAATAATCTATTGGTTTTTTATATAGAATTATCGTTTCTAGAATTGGCACTTCTCTTTTACATATATCACATTTATGTATAATCATTTGTATTTTCCTCCGCTTCTCATATTTCTTTATCTCTCTTTTAAATATTTATATATTATTTTTTCTACATAAGCTAATGCTTCATAGTTGCTTATGTATCTTCCATCATGTCTGTGTCTTACTGTGCTTCTTATTATTCTTATTTCTTGATTATATTGTCTTTTATACATTGTTGCTAATTAATTTTTACTTAATCCTTGTCTCCATTTTGTTATTATTTCTTTATCTTGCATACCACACCTCTTAGATGTAGTATGCTCTTTTATTTTTTTATAATTCCTTCTTATTCTTCATCTTTAAACGGATTTATATATATTCCGTTCTTTTACCTTTATGTAACCATGTTTTGCTAACTTTCTGCAAAGTATTTCTGTATCATCGTTATATTCATAAAAACATGTTCTTATCGCTTCATCTTTTATTTCTTCTAGTTTTTCTATTTTCTCATCTTTTTCTTCACATTCTTTTACATGTAACATGTCATTTGTTGCTAATATGTTCATGTATTGTTCTATTTGTTTGTTTTTATTTTCTAGTTCAACGCTTAATTGTCTATTTGCTTCTTTAGTTTCAATAAACTCTATGTCTTTTTCTTTTAGCATAGATAAAACATTCTTTAAATCTGATATAAAAACAGATATTCCAATATTTTTTTCACATTCTCCTACTAATATTTGTCTTTTAATTTTTTCAAGTGATTCTTCTTGTTCTTTTGTCATATGTTAAGCCTCCTTTTGTTTGTTTTTTCTCTCTATTAATTTTTCTTGTTCTTGTATAAAGTTTTTCCAAAACAAATCATCTTCATTTTGTTCTATTAGCTTTCTTCCACACATTGGACAATAATTTATTCTTGTTTCTGCAATATCAGTTAATGACTCTGCTGCTAGAGAGTACTCTTTATTATGTCTTTCTATTTTTATCTCTGTTTCGCCATCTTCTGCTAATGTTATTCTATCTCCACTAAATAATTTACAATATTCACACACTTTATTTTCTCCCTTCTAGTAGTTCTTGTAAAGTGTCAATAAAATATGATAATGTTTGCATTATTGATATTCGTTCTTTATTTTCATAATATGTTGATACATCTTTTTCAACACTTTTTATATATTCATCAACTTGTTTATCTAATTTGTTATATTCTTTTTGTAATTCTTCTATCTTGTCTTTTACTTTTTGAACTGGAATACTATGCTGCATTATAAAATCCAAATGTTTATTATCTTGTATATGGAATTTTTTTAATTCTTCATTCTCTTTTAATATTCTTTTATAATCTGATAAAATATGCTGCAATATTCTAGCAAGCTCTACAATTTCTTTATTGTAATATCCGTGCCAGCCATTTTCTTCTTTATACTCTTTATCTGTTTTTATAGATTTTATAAAATGTTCTGCATTTTTTATATCTTCTTCTATACTATTTTTCATATTAGCACCACCTAACTTTATTATTTGTTATAAAATAATGCGATTTACAAGGAATACTAAAATTTCCTATGCTTGGACTTAAACTTAATTCGCCATCTCTAAAATTTAAAGTCCATCCATTCATTCCTAATGGAGTTACTGTTTTTTCTCCACAGCCACAAGCACATAAATGAACTGCTACTTGACATTCTAAACAGACATAAAGTATCCCTTGTTTTAATTTATGTGGTATTCTTTCAACTGATTTTATTTCAAATTCTTTTATACTATTTTCTTTCATTTAAAACACCTCCCAGTTTTTGTTTTATTTCATTTTCAAATTCTTTTCTTGCTTTCTCTGCCTCTACTATTGTGTTGTATCTTCCTAAATAATAATGTTTTCTCTGATATTGAAAACTTGCTATCCATTTATTCCTGCTTTTATCCCAACACACTCCGTTTTATTCCAGACTTATTATTTTTATTTAAATTATCACTAAAAATTCTATCTGGTTGTGTTCCATTTTTATATCTTTTTTTTACTTGTTCTTTTTGGTAGCATTTGCAAGAAACTGTATCTCCATTAAGTAGCTCTTTACTTCTTACTTTTATAGTATTGCCACAATCACATTTACACTCATATACACAGTGTCCATCTTTACTTCTTTCTTTTAATTCCTTAACTACACTTAATCTTCCAAACCTATCTCCAATTTTAACTCTCTTCATTCCATTCTAGTTCCTCTACTTTCTTATTTATTGCTTGTAGTTCTTGCATATCTAATGCATCATTGTCACAATGTATTGCAATTCTTTTAGTTCTAAGATTAAATACTATTCTTATCAAACGTTCATCATCTGAAGAATATAAATCAAATCTTTCATTTGATTTTGAACTATGCTTTTCATATCCTAATTCTTTAAACATCTCATCTGTTGTTTTCATTATGTATTACTCCTCTCAAATAAATTAATATCTTTTATGCCATTTTTTCTGTTTCATCTTTTTTAATGCCAATTTTGTTTCATAATACGTTAAGCCAACACCAGTATTACCTATTCCTTTTTTGTCAAACAAATCTTTATCATAACTTTGTATAATATGTTTTCCATCTTTCTTATGACAAATATCTAATACTTGTATATATTCATACTTTCTATTATATCTTTCATATGTAACTGAATATTTGTCATCTTTTACCTTTTTAAATCCTATATCTTCAAATTTTTCATCTATATTTTTAAATATTTTCATATCTTATTTACTCCTCTCTTAATTTATTGGAAATAAAACTATACATTTTTGTGCTATGTCTTTGTTATTTTCATATATTTCTCCTTCAAGTTCATTTTCATCATTTATATATTCTTGATTTAAAAATTCTCCACTCCAAGTATTATTTGGAATGTAATAACCTTTGCCAAATCCTAATGTTCCTTCAAGCGGACTATAATAATTTCCTTCCTCATCGGCACTTAGTATAACTTCTGCGTCCTCGTCTTCTAATTTCAATTTTTCTATTAACTCTTTTACTTTCATATCTTATTTACTCCTCTCCTACTAATTCTTGATATTTATTCTCTAGATAATGTATGCAATCCCCTAATCTCACAACTTTATCTTCGTCTAAATTTCCAAACATTGTTGTACAATATCTATTTTGATTTCTATTATCTGATAAAATTATATATATAAATCTTAAAATTAATTTTTCTTTTTCCTTTTTATCCATATATTGTTTGCTCCTTTACATCTACTATAAATTCTCTTATAAATCTATTTGCGTATTCTGGTGCTATTAAACTTTTTTTTGCTCCGTGGATTTGTATGTCCAATGTTTTTCTTCTTATTCCAGCTATAGGCTTCAAAAATCATGTTGTATTTAGGTTCACAATTTATGAACCAATACTGCGTTGGCTTTTTAAAATAATCTCCACGCAAAGTTCTGTCTTTATCTACAATTTTGCTTGGTATAGCCCAATATTTAACTAAATAGTGTGTTGTTGAATATGGATTCTCAATTATTAATGGTATTTTCTTTTTGACGCACACTATTGCTAATTTTGTTATCGTTTCATACATCAAATCTAATTCTCTATGTAATTTTAGGTCATATTCTAGTTTTTGTTCATCTGTCCATTTCCTCAACGAATTACAAGTTCCTCTAAAATGAAGCTCAATTTGATTCTCAAATCTTACGCAAGGGAAAAATGCTAAAATCATATCTTTTTCTGTTATGTTGTCAAATATACTTTCTTCTTTATTGTATGCCTTTTCTATTTCTTTGAATAAGTCTATTACTACATCTGTTTCATTAAATTCATTTTGTATGTCATAATCTATTGCTTCATATCCGAAGTTTTTTAAATTCATTTTTGAATGTTCCACTTTGTTCAAATAAACAATAATACATTTATCTATTCTCCTCCTAATAATTAACTCTAATTATGTAACTATTATTCTCTGGCATATAATCTATACTTAATCTTAAATCTTGCATTTTATCTATTCCGTATCTGTCTATTTGCATTCCACCTCTTAAATTTCCTATATGATTAGTTAATGCAAACTTTATTATATTTTCTAATTGCCTAGTATAAACACTAGATTCGGTTTGTTTATCTAATTTTTGTCTTAATCTTCTATTTAATAATCTTTCTGTCTCTAAATCATCTCGTAATTTTATAAGTTCTTTATTTAATTTTTTTACTTTTCCTTTAACGCTCATCTTCTCCTCCTACTTTATAGCAATTAGTCTCCATTTGCTCTTTTGTTAATATCATTGATACTTCATCTATGTTTATGCTAATTAAAGTATCGTGATATTTATAATAGTCGCAATATAATTCACCTTTTATAACACTGTCAAGCTTATATATTCTGTTTTCTCTAGTAATAATCATATCTCCTTTTTCAAGTACATTTATTAGTTGTTTGCTGTGTTTTACTATATAATCTTCGCAACATTGTAGCGGTGTTTTTCTGTTTTTTATTTTTATAAAGCAATCAAAAGGGCTTTTATATAAACTATTTTCTTTTCTTGAACTATATCTATCAAATATACCAATTTTCCCATCTTTTGTTCTCACATATTCGCCGACTCCTATTTCTTCTTTCTTCCAACTTTCACCTTGGCATTCTTCTCTAAGTATTTGCTCTTCACTCATATCTACATCATAAATTGACATTTTAATTTTCCCCTTTCGTTTTTAGAATATATATTTGTTCTTTTAAATCTTCGTTTTCAATATATAGCTTTCTTATATTTTCTTGCTTAGCTTCTAATTCTTTTAAGTATAATCCTAATTGGTATGACACTAGCAATATCATAATAGCTAAAATCATTATTATTGCTGTAATTAGGTTTTGACCTCTTTCTACTTGTTGTTCCATCTCTTTATATTCTTTTTCAAAATCTCTCATATTTTTCTAATCCTTTCTGACTACTGTTATAAAATCAAATCCTTCTTGTTTTGCAATTAAATATGTTGTGTATCCATCTTCTAAAAAATTTGCATCATTTATTACTATTGTGCTTCTAAAGTAATCATGCTCTTTATAATACTGTTTTCTTTGAGCTAATTTAGATTTTCTTGGTTCTTTGAAGTATGGTTTTATCTTTATGTTATTTATTTTTACTATCTCTCCTTCATTCGGTCTATTTAGCGCTCTCGGTGTATAAACTGGTGTAAAGACTTGCTCATATATCTCTTTTCCTTTTTGTTTTTCTTTTCTCTTTTTAAACATCTTTAATATTTTTATCATTATCTTTTCCCTTTCTCTTATAAATTGCAACTTTGCATTTTGATATCGAATCCGTTCTTTTACCAACTACTTCTATCAGATCTTTTTTTACAAGTTCTGTTAACCTTGGCGCTGTTTCTTGTCTCTCAGCTGTTCGTGTTAATCCGCTTCTTGAATAACTTTGTTGCTAATTCTCTAGCTGTATATTCTTTATCTAAATTGTCATATATTATTTTTTCTTTCTTGTTTATTTCTAATTTTTCAAAGCTTTCTTTTCTTGTTTCTTGCGTGATTTGTCCCACATTTATTCCCCCTTTAATGTGTTTTTATATCTTGTGTATATATTGCTTTTCCTAAAATTATTTCTATAATCATTTTGCATCTTTCTATATCGCTTGCATTTCTTACATCTGTTTCATTTATTACTTTTTTCATTCGTTACCTCCTGATAAGATTTCTAAATTCGCTTACTTTTTTGTCGAACTTAACAACTACTTTTGCTAGTCCTCCTGCTCTTTGTTTTTGTAAATCTATAACTACATTTTCAACAAGTGCCTGCTCTTCTTCGTCATTTTCTTTGTATATAAAAATAACATTGTCTGCATCTTGTTCTATAGCTCCTGACTCTCTTAAGTCTGCTAGAGTAGGTTCTGTTCTTGCCGCATTTCTGTTCAATTGGCATAAGCCTATAATTGGTATTTTTAGTTCTAAACTCAATAACTTTAAAGTTCTTGATATATCAGCTACTTCTTGTTCTCTACTATTAAATTTGTTTTTGTTTTTTACTAGTTGTATATAATCTATTATTAACAATCCTAAATTCTTTTTGTTTTTTAATTTTCTAGCATAAATCTCAATTTCTTGAATATTTCTTATTCTAGTATTAATAAAAATCGGCAAATCTGATATTTCACCTTCAGCGATTGCTATTTTTTCTCTTTCTACTTCATTTATGTTTCCTGTTCTCAATTTGTTGCTATCTACATTTGAGACTCTAGATATTATTTTTTGAATTATTTGTGTTTCAGACATTTCTAAACTAATTATTCCCACTCCTAATCCTTTTTCGGCTATTTTATATGCAACCTGCAAAGCAAATGTTGTTTTTCCTACACCTGGTCTAGCTCCTACTATTGTTAGTTCTTCTTCATGTAGTCCGTTTGTTGCTTTATCTAAATCAAAGATTCCTGTAAAATATTTATAATCATATTTTGTTCCTTGAATCCTTTTTTTCTCAATCATGTCAGATGTTTTTATTAACATATCTAAAAAAGTTTCTTCTTTTTCTCCTTCTGAATTTATTTCATTTAGCTTTTTTATTATCTTTTCTATATATATTTCAGGCTCATTTTCATCTAAAACTTTTTCTTTTATTTCAGTTGCTATGTTCATTAGCTTTCTTTTTTTGCTTAGTCTTTTTAACTCTTTATAAGCATACTGTATTGATGAACCATATTTGCTCTCAGCTATAATACTTATGTATTTTAAAATTTCGGTATCTTTTCCTTCTATTTTGTTTTTTATGCTTATTATATTAATTTCTTCCTTTTGAGCTTTTAACTCCAAAATTGCTTTTGCTATTTGTTTATGTTTTTTAAGAAAGAAGTCTTCTTCACTTATCTCTATTGCCTCATTCTCAAAAATCAAATAATACAAAACTGTTTTTTCTATATCTTCATCGTACATTTCTTATCCTTTCCCTAGTATTTTTTTCTTATATTCTTCTTCATTCGTAAAGTTCACTTCTTCATATTCGAACTTTTCTTTTTCTTTCTTGTTTTGTCGATTTAATTTTTTGCTTGATTTAAATTCTTGTTGTTTGATTGCAAATTGTTTTGCTGTATACACTTTATTATTTATGCAGTCGTTTAATATTCCTGTAACATATTTCCAATTTCTTTTATTTCTAGAAACTGCTTCTTTCATTGCTTCAATAATTAAGTCTGAATACAATCCTGATTTTAAATATTTTTCTATATCTCCTGAAACAAATGCTGTTATTAACGTTATGTTATTTTCATAGAACTCAGTAACATCTTTTAGTTCTTTTTGAAAATTCCTTTCTTCTTTTTCTTTATTATTAATACTTGTAATATTCTCTTTGATGTTTTCATCAATGCCCTCTTGATTTTTTTGTGGATAGGGTATTGACTTTTTTATCAATAGGTTATTACTTTGATTTTCTTGACAATAGGTATTGACGTTTTCGTCAATAGGGTATTGTCGAATAGATATTATCCTTTTATCTATCTCTTTACTGCCTTTTTTATAAAACATTTTTATGTTTATATATTTTTTATTATTTAATTGACTTATCCAACGCGATATTGTTTCTTTGCTAACATCATATAAATCCGCAAAATACTCATTTCTAGCCCAGCAAATTCCTTTGTCATTACATAAAGCTGTAATTTCTCCATATAGTAATTTTGCGTTTGCCATTAAATCTTTATCATATCTTACTTTAGCTGGTATTATTGAATAGTAATTTGGTTTTTCCATATTGTGCCTCCTAAATATAACTTTTTCCATATCTTTGTATAAAATCTTCTTTTGTTTTGTGATAATAATTTATCCATGCCTTTTGTGCTACCTTTTTCAAGTATCTATTTAATTTGTTCCCATTTTTTCCATGAACTCCATTGGTTCCTCTATGATCTTCTTCTGTTAAAAATATTATTAGTCCATCTTTTATACTTTTATTTCTATATGCTCTTGAATAATATATTTCATGCCTTTCACAATATTTTTTAGTTCTTCTTATACTGTATTTTGTGCTTCTAGGCATAATGCAAAAGTCTGTTACTACTTCATTTGTTCCGCTTCTTGTGATTTACTTTAGTAGTATTTCTTTTTGCTTTATTATTTATTGTTAAATTATTTTGTCCGCTTTGGGCATGGATAAAAACTTGTACTTAAATCTTTTACAATCATTTTTGTACCTCTTGATTTCTATTGCTTAAAATGTTATAATATCAATAGATTCATATATTTAAGTGTCTCTGAACTAGTTTGATTTTAGTAGGTCTACTAGTTCTTTTTTGTTTAGTATAGTTCTTATTTTGTTCTTTAAATTTTCTATGCTATTATAGTCTTGTTCTTGTAAAAGTTTTTCTATTTCTAGCAATTTTCTATGATGTTTATAATTTTCTAAGTGTTCATCTTCTATTTCTGACTTTAAATCTTTTTGGCTTGCTTCTAGTCTTTTTATCTTTTTTTCCGCTTCTTTTAATGCACTTCTGCTTGCATTTACTAAGCTTTGTAGTTCTTTTGTTTTTCTAAACATTCTTATCTACTCCTTTCTTGTAAAATTTTGTAAATTATTGTATAATCCACCATGAAAGGTGGTGATTAATATATGAAATTAAATTATGATTGCATTAGAGATTTATTGTTATATCTTGAAGATAATTTGACTTATGAAAATACAATAAATATCAATTCTTTACAACTAAATAACTATTCTAGTATAGATTTAATTTATACTGCTGACAAACTACATGAAGCTGGTTATATTACATGTATTAAAAGTCATTATATTAATAGTTCTGGTCCTGTATTAATAGCAAAATCAATTACTTTTAATGGGCACAAATTTTTAGATAATATTCGTGATGAACAAGTTTATGATAAAACTAAAACTGTATTATCTTCATTTAAATCAGTGTCAATTGAAATATTTAGTGAAACCGCTTCCAAAGTGATAACATCTTTAATCTCAAAGCAACTTGGTTTACCTGGTTAATTTTTCAAATATTCTAATGCTGAATTGCACTCGGCATTAGTTATTTTTTTTATTTCTTCAATGTCTCTTTTTAATAATTCTTCATGATACATTTCTGGCATTAATCTAATGCTTAAAATTCTATGTAATAAACTTGGCAATTCTTTATGTATTAGTTCTTTCTTTTCATTTTCTTGTTTTTCTTCAAAGTTGTTCATCTTTCCCTCCTAATAAATCGTACTTAAGCAAAATATTGTTCCTGCTTGTACTATTTTTTGTATTAATAAAGTAGTTGTTACTATAAATGCTATTGCATATCCTACTTTATTTTTATCTAGTTTTCTTTTCATTTGTTAACCTTCCTTTCTATACTTGTTTTGCTGTATTTAATATTGTTTCAAGTATTGTTTTTAATCTTGTGTTTTCATCTTTTACTTTTTGATGAACTTCTATTGGAACAGAGTCTTCATAAATTGGAATTTTGTAATATCCTTTTTCTGTCATCTTACAAGGTATTTCTCCAATTCTGCATTGTCTTTTTACTTCTTCCACTCCCATTCCAGATTGTCTGCTATATTCCTCAGCAGAAACGTATTTAGGTATTGGCATCTACACCACCTCTTTTTCTATTACTGGAACTATGTTATTATTCTTTAATAAATCATATAGAAACAATCTACCTTTTTGAGTCCATTTTGTATTCATTGTTACATCTTTTCTTCCATCAGAATGCGTATACTCAACTGTTTCACTATGTGTATATCCGCAATTGTGATAATTGCTATATAAAAACCATTGATGTCCTTGCTTGAATTGTACTTTTAATTCATGTAATTTTTTATTAAATGCTTTTGCAGACATTCCATAATCTTTTGCTATTGCAGTTATAGTTACTAATGCTTTGCTTTGCAATATTTGGTCTAGGTAATCTGCTTTAGGTTTTAATTCTCCAATTAGTTGTTTTTGTTGTGTATTTTCCAACTGCAAAACATTCAATTTGCTTTCTGCTATTTTTAATGCTCTTGCCATTATTTTTTCTGGACTGTTAAAATCCTTCTCTACTTGTATAAAATATTGTCTTACTTTTTTACCCTTTTCATTTCTTTGTATCATTGCAATTTCTTTTGCCATATCTAATTTAATTGCATGATTTACTTGTTCGTAAGTACGTGCTCTTTTTTGAGCATCTACTTCTTCTGTAAATTCTACGTAATCTACATCTTTTATAAATCCATATTCTTTCATTCTGTTAAACCATGTATCATATCTTGTTTCTACTCCTAAAGCTTTATGTAATTCTCTGCCATTTACTATTGGTTCTTGATTTTCATTTACCTCGATTTTTATTAAATCTTTCACTTCTTCCTCCTTCTATTAATTTTCTTTTTTCACTTTAAGTGATATTTTAAGTTAAAAAAATTTTTTCTACATCAGCTGTTGGAAATACTTCTTTAAATTTTTTTACCGTATTTAGACTTGGATTTTTTAATCCTAATTCTAACTTGCTATAAAAAGATAATGTAATGTCAAGTAATTTTGCCATTTCGTTTTGCGATTTATTTAATGAATTTCTAAATTTTCTTAAATTAGTTCTTTCCATTATTCTCCTCCTTTCTCCAACTTCACTCAGAGTATATAATAATTTTTACTAGTTGTCAACACTTTTAGTGAAAAAAATTTATTTTGTTTTACTTAAAGTGATAAAGTTGTTGACACTCTAAGTAAATCTTTTGAAAAAACATTTACAAATATACACTCTAGGTGTATAATATATTTACATTATTATTTAGGAAGTGATTTTATGAATAGAATAAAGCAATTAAGAGAAGAAAATAAATGGACTCAATTAGAATTATCACAAAAAATTGATTGTGCCATGAGTAGCATTGCAATGTATGAAAAAGAAGAAAGAAAACCTAGCTTAGAAGTCCTTGTAAAATTATCAGAAGCATTTAATTGTAGTATAGATTATATATTATGCAAATCCGATATTCGTAATCAACAACAAAGTGAGATACCAGAGGTTAGAGTTATTGAAAGAGGTGCAAAAAAAATGTCTCAAAAAGACAGAGAAAGAATGGTAAACATGATAAAGCTTGCTTTTGAGGAGGCTTTTAATGAAGACTCTGACAATAAATAAATTAAATAAAGAACTTACAAAGAAACGAAATGAACCAAATTATAAATTGGTTAATGGCTTAGTATATTATGTACATAAATATCTTTGCAATCATGAATTACCAATTGATTTATCTTTTATGGATAATTTTAAAAATTTAAAGATAGAAACATATTCTTGGTTTGCTAAACTAAATAAAATAAGTATATCTGATGTAATAGAAATAACAAATAGTGACAGTGGTTGTTGTTGGTATTTAACTAGTAAAAAACAGTACATAATTTTATATAATGATTTAATTGACAATCCTTGCCATAATCGTTGGACATTAGCACATGAATTAGGCCACTATCTTTTAAAACATAATGAAGTTTCTGATAAATCCATATTAGGTAGAAATTCTTTAACTGAGAAAGAATATAAAATTTATGAAAAAGAGGCAAATGCCTTCGCAAGAGAATTGCTTGCTCCTTTAAATGTTATTTGTACTATTTTAAATAACATTTCTATTTTAGATATTATGAACTTATGTAATCTATCCTATGAAGCCTCAAATCATATTTTTAATTACATTATCAATGGAATGCAAATGGGAATATATTACGATTGTAAATCCAGAACAACTAAAATTTTTGAAAAATTTATAAATAATCAGAAATATTCCAATTTTTGCAATAACTGCAATCATAGTTTTTCATCATTGAATGCAAAATTTTGTCCCATTTGTGGCTCAAATAATTTAATAAAAGGAGATGTAAAAGAAAAAGTGAAATATAAATCCGATTATACTTTAGATGAAAATAGTAGAGCTATAACTTGCCCTGTTTGTCATAATGAAGAAATAACAGATGGCGAATATTGTAAAATTTGTGGAACTTATCTTATTAATAAATGTACAAATGTTATAGAAGACGCTTGGGGCAATCAAATAGATGGATGTGGAAAATTAGCCGAATCTAATGCTAGATACTGCATTTATTGTGGAAGCGAAACCACATTTTATAAAAACAATCTTTTATGTGATTATAAAAACTATGATATTGACCAAGAAAATCTTAATTTATTATGGAACGATACTATAAATGAAATTAAAAGTTCTGGAAAAATTGTATTATATACAAATTTATCAAATTCTTGCATAGAATTAGTAAATGCTACTTCCATTACAATCATTATTCCTAATATTACTAATTTTGGAAAAGTAACGTTATTAAGAGAAGAAAATATTAATGAAATTAAAAACTTCATTAATAAAAATTTTGGTAAAGGATTTTCTTTAAATATTTATGATAAAGGTCAAAAAGCTTATGTTTATGAAGAAGATGTTTTGCCTTTTTAAATAAAATTTTAAACTAAAGATAAGTAGAAATACTTATCTTATTTTGTAAGGAGGAAAACATGGCTAAAAGAACTAATTTTGAATCTAATGGAAAAGAATATTTTAGAATAACAAAAACTATTGGTCATAAAGCCGATGGAACACCCATAAGAAAACAATTTTATGGAACAGGAAAAAAAGAAGCTGAAGAAAAAGCTGAAGAATATATAAACAAAATCAAAAATGGTATGTCTTTAGATTTTGAAAATGTAACTATAGATGAATTAATTTATAAATGGTTATTTCAAATAAAGAAAAATGAAGTTAAGCCTTCCTCTTTCCAATCATATGAAGGAACTTACAGAAACTATATAAAAGATTCAGATATATCTGGATTAAAAGTTTATAATACAAAATCTATCCAAATACAAGAATATTATAATAAGCTCGGCAAAAATAAAACATATTCACAGATAAAAAAACTAAATAAATTATTAAAACAATTTTTTTCATATGCAGAAAGAGAAGGCTTTATATTAAAAAATCCTTGCAACAATATAACTATTCCGAATAAAAGTGTTAAAAAAAGTGTTAAAACAGAAATAGAATATTTTGATGAAAATGAAATAAAACTTTTAAAAAAAGCATTTTCTGGTCACAAATTTGAAAATTTAATTTTAATGGCTCTTGGAACTGGATTAAGGCAAGGTGAATTACTTGCATTAAAATGGGAAAACGTTAATCTTGAAGAAAAATATATAGATGTAAAAGAAACTGTAAAAAAAGTATATGTTTTTGATGATAAAGGAAATAAGCATTTAGAAACTATATACAATACACCTAAAACGCAAAATTCAATCCGTAGAGTTGATTTACCGGATAAGTTGGTAAATATGTTGTCTAATATGAAAAAAGACTCAGATTTTGTTTTTAGTGAGAATGGCGAACCTATTTCTGCTAAAACTCTATTTGGAAATTGGAAAAAAGTATTAAGTGCTAGTGAAATACCATATAAAAAGTTTCATAGCTTAAGACACACTTATGCTACTATGCTTTTATCTCACGGCGTAGATCTAAAAACAGTTCAAGACCTAATGGGACATTCTGATATAACAATTACACAAATATATTTACATGTATTACCTAAAACTAAAATTGATGCCGTAAATAGAATAAATAAGCTTTTATAAAAAAACTAAAGTGTTAAAAAAGTGTTAAATACAAAACTAGAGTATCAAGATTATTAGTTGTAATCGTTGATACTCTAGTTCTTTATTGCTTTGGTGACCCGTACGGGAATCGAACCCATGATTCCACCTTGAGAGGGTGGCGTCTTAGCCGCTTGACCAACGGGCCATTGTCTTGTTAATACTTCCTATTTATATCATTTTTATTTCGTTTAGTCAAGACAATTCTTCAAAAGTTCTTTAATTCTTTTTTCGTTTTTAGTCAAATATAAATATCCTATCAAAGCTTCAAATGCGGTTGAGTGCATATAATCTTGGACATCACAATTTTTAGGCAAATGATGATTTTCTGCATTTCTCCCTCTTCTTACTATATCTTTTTCTTCTTCTGTTAAATCTTCATATATTTTTTTCAAAAATTTAGCTTGTGCTTGGGCTCTAACATATTTTATTGTTTCTATATGTAATTTATGTGGCTTTAGTTTTGTTTTATTTATAAGCATTGTTCTTATATATAGTTCATATACACAGTCCCCAACATATGCCCAAGTTAATGGTGACATCAAATTTACATCTGTTTCATCTTTTTCTAATTCTACAAATTCTATCAATTTTTACTTCCTTTCAATTTTTATGCTTGCTCAAGTGTTATTTTTCCTAATTTTCCATTTTTAAATTCATCTAGTATTATTCTTGCTGTTTTCTCTTCATCTATATTTCCACCTGAAATTATGCAACCTCTTTTTCTTCCTATTTCTAACATTATTTCATATATATTAAAATTTTCTGGTTGGTCTTGGTTTAATATATTGTTTATATAATCTTCTGTTAAGCCATATCTTTCACATATATTTTCTCTATAATTTTCTAATAAGAATTTTAGTAATTGATATGCTATTTCTGTTCTTTGTAGTATATCTTCTTTTATTGTCCCTGTAAATGCTAGTTTTAAACCAACTTCTTCGCTTTCAAATTTTGGCCATAATACTCCTGGTGTATCTAATAATTCTATTTTTTCATTTATTCTAATCCATTGTTTTTGCTTTGTTACACCTGGTTTATTTCCTACTCCTGCAGTTGTTCTTTTTGATATTCTATTAATAAATGATGATTTTCCTACATTTGGTATTCCGCAATATTATGGCTCTTATTTTTCTACCCACTCTTCCTTTTTGTGCTTGTCCTTGTAAATGTTCTTCCATTATTTTTTCTATTTCTGATATGCAATTGTTTATTCCTTTTCCAGAATTTGAATCTGTTAATACTGCTGGTATTCCTTGCTTTTTAAAATATGATATCCATTTTTGATTTTGTTTTTCATCAGATAAGTCACATTTGTTTAATACTACTATTTTCTTTTTTCCTTTTGTTATTTGCGCTATATCCGGATTTTGACTTGCTAACGGTATTCTAGCATCTAATAATTCTATTACTACATCGATTATTTTTAAGTCTTCTGTTATTTGTCTTCTGGTTTTTGCCATATGTCCTGGATACCAGTTGATACTCATTGATGGTAAACTTTTTGTATCTTCGTTCATTTTTTTATTCTTCCTCATTTCTCTTTTTTGGTGCATATTCATTATTTATCACTTCCATTCTCTATCATTCTTGCTTCATTTAAAAAATTATCAAAGTCTGATTTATATAATTTATCTTGTTTAACTTTA